CTGCATCCATATCTTTAAGTTTAGAATATAAATCCTTTAAATCTTCTGCAGAAGTTTTCACTTTTCTTAGTGCAGATGCGACATCAGTATGTCCATCTTCAATTATTATTTCGTCAAATTTACCCATTATTTATATATTTTTTCTAAACCAATTTTAAATTCTATAAGATGTCTCTTGTAAAGTTTCATTAACTCTATTGCCATCTTTTTTTCACCCTTACCATCAAGAGCCTTGATTTTCTTTTTGATTTCATCTTCATACTTTTTATGTTGACGAGATAACCAACCTAAATGTTGTTCTTTTCCTAACTTGTCAAGTTCTTCATTTACTTCAAGGTCTTCAAACATCATCTTTTTGTAAGTAGAATTTTTCACTTATTTTTATCCCTTTGTTGATTTTTTACATATGTTATTAATTTCATAAATGCTTGTGGTTCAACACCGAGTGCATCAACAACACCTGCTAATACTTGAGCTTGTTTCATACGATTTAATCCCGCTGATTTTAAAGAATCAGTAAATTTTTCTATATATCTTTTCACTTCTGCAGGTAGTGGTGCTGCTTCTTCAATAGGTTCACCATGTTTTGCACCTGGAGATGTTAAGAATTTATCTTGATATTCTTTTGTAATATCCCCTAATCTCATAATGTTGTTATTTTCATCTCTGAATCTAATCTCATGTAACATTTCTTTTAGTTTTTTCATCTCATTTTCCTATATTTTTTTTCCATATCTTTGTCACCACTTATATAAGTATCAAACATATCTTTCAAATCTTTTGCTTTTGGTTTATTTCTATATTTAGACTTTACCATATACTTTAAAAACTTATCTTTGTCAACCAATTTCAACAACTTATCTTCATCGTAGTACAAGTTTTCATCCAACCCATCAAAATCTTGATAAACACCTCTACCCTTTAGTTTAAGTTTTAATTTCGTAGGTTTATCGGTTGCTGATAAAGAAGATAATATTTCCGCTTTCTTTTTTGGACTTGCACTTCTATATGTCTTAGTGACATAATCATAATTCCTAATCATCATTTCTCTGGAATCTTTTTTAGAGTTACCATACTTTCTAAGAAGCTTGTAAACCTTTTTCATATCGTCTTTATTTCGTGTCCCTTTATGTTTACTAATCTTTTTGGACATTCTATCACCGAGTCCCTCGTTTAAAAGTGATTTTTTTATCTCTTCCTTTATAATTTTTTTAAGTATGTCTATTTCGCCCATGCGTTCTTTCTCCGATATAGGTCATAAAATACTGCTGCTAACTCAAATCTTATAATCTGTCTTAACAATACCAAATCCTTATCTGTAATTTCTTCGTTAATCATAGTAAGTGACTTCATATTTTTTACATATTTGACTTCTTCTCTGACAATCTGTCTTAGTTTTTCAACTTTAATTTTCATAATGAGGTAATACCCTAAATATGTGTCCAGTTGTGTACACAAAATGCTTCCTTAAATCACTTTTAAACCTTGCTGATAACATCCCTACTCTGTGATGTATCTCATTTAGTCTCTTTATCATACCCTTTAAATCTTCTTCACTAATTTTTTCTTCTTTAATTGCCTTTTTTTCAATCTCAAAAAAGTCATCTTGTATTTTTGCTAACTGAATAAGTATATCTTTACTCCCTTCCGTCATCCTCGCCTTCTTCAATGTGTTAATTGCTTTAACTGCACTTGGACATACATCATAATGCTTACTATGAAAACCAAATAATTCTACTTGTTCGTGGTCATCCCCTACAAGACCAGAGTCATCTTGTTCTTCTATTGGTTTAAATACACTATGATATGGATTTGAATGGACTTTTCCTACTTCAAATTTGTGTTTCTTAGGAATTAAATCCATCAAACTGACCATTTTTATCTCTCCGTAAGAATTTCTGTAATGATTCTGTTGATATTTGAGATAGGGTCGTTCTGATTATTGTCTACACTTTCATTCATAGGTCTTAAAAATGCACCATGTGTAGATGGATTTGATACGAAGTCAAATGCTATTAATTCAAAATCGTCTTGAACTTCGTTTACATCACCTTTTTCTTTGACACTACCAAGACCACGAGAACTAATTCCTAACTTTATTCCTGATTGAAATAGTTCTTTTAATATATTTCCAGATGGTGTTGATAAAACTTCCACTTCTCCAACTAAATCGTCTCCATCCCAACCCATATTTAACACATTATGGGAAACATTTTGTAGATTTACTACTGAAGAATCTGGATGGTCAAGTTCTCCTAATGCTCTACTCTCTTGAATGAAACTATCCATATACTTTTTTGACTCTCTCATCAAAATTTCTTTAGGATAAATACGACCATTCTGATTTTTTGCCTCGGCTCTTTGTAAAACACCCTTTACAATCAGTTTACCATTGTTGTTCGCCATTGATTCGTTAATCATTTCTGGGGAAACTTGGAATGGTATGTAATCAACTAATAAATTTTTACTCATTTTATGCTCCAAACTTTTTGTATATTTTAGGATTCCTTTTTGCTTTGGTATATCCGTACACTTTTTCTGCGTGTTTTACTTTTTTTTTGTCATCTTTCTTTTTATTCTTAGAAAATGCATAAGGTGTTTTAGGTGGCCCTTCTCCACCATCAAGATTAGCAGTTACATTTGCTTCTTTCAAATTTCGTTTAACAAGTTCTTTTACTATATATCTTAATTTATCCATTATATCTTTTTTAGTTCTTTGACTAATTCATAATGTCTAAGAAGACTTGCTACTTGTTTATCCCTAACCATTGATTTTGTTTGACTCTTTGTTGGCATTTGTTTGATAACTTCTTTTAATTTTATTAAAGTTACATCATCATCTACTTTTTTAACCAAGTTAATTATATCTTTTTTGATAGAAGAAAATTCTTTATACACATATTCAGATAAAGAATTGGTATTTGTTACATTGTAAATATATGTACTAAGTAATTTTCTTTGTTTATCATCAAGAGAAGAGTATTTATCATTAAATTTTTCTAATAGAGTTTTAATAGTTAGATAACGAACATCTTTATCTTGTTGTTCAACCAATTTTTTAATTTCAGTATCTCTATTTTTCTTCGTTTTACCAGATGTTAAGTGTTCTATGACTGTAAATCTTGAGTCAACCACCTCACTTGGTTCTACATTTTGACTATTTCTATAATATTCCATTAGTTTGTAAATACTTGCTTGGACTTTATAGTTAGTAATTCTTCCAGAAGAGAAATCTTTTAAGTCATAGTTTTCCATAACCTCTTTAATTAGATTATATTTCTCTTGTTTTACAAGTTTCTCATTTACAGAACCAACTTGTTCTAATACTAAGTCAATCAATTTATCTGCTTTCTTTTCATCATTGTACTTTTGGTTTAAAAAGCATTGATAAATTTGATATTCTTTAAAAAGTTCAGTTCCTTTTTTAAAGTATTTTTTGAGAATATTCACTGCGTGTGAATTTGTGTTATTTAGTGAGTCTGCAACAATTTGTCTCGTTAGCAACTCAAATATGAGGCCAGTGTTTTTGACCTTTGAATGTTTTTTATACTTCATACCAATTCCGTATCTACAAGTTTTTAGGTTAATTCATATATAAATATAAAGTTACTTCAGTTTCATGTCTTTATCTGACAAAATAACTTTATCTTCGTTCATTAAATCAAATTGTTCGTCACTTTTTTTAGTTATTTTTTCTTTTTCAGTTTTCTCAATTAGTATTTTTTTATCATTCGGTAATGAATCTATTATATTATTCACTATATTATTTTTATTTTCTTTTGCTAATGGTGAGTTTCCTTTGAAATTGTGTTTAATTGATGTATCAATATCAAAAGTTTTATCTAATGCTTTCTTTCCAATAGGGTCTCTTCCTCTTGGATGTCCATCCGTAGAGTATTTCGTTCCTTCTTTTGGTCTTCCACCACCTGGCCATCCACCTTCTGGCATTTCATTTTCACCTTTTCGGTGCATTGATGCTAAATCATGTGGTGTTCCAAAAGATTCTTTAGTAACGGCGGGGTCATTACCCTCTGTTTCTATTTGCTCTTTTCTAAAGTTCTGTTTAATATCATCTATAACTCTTGCTCTTTCGTCATCTACTTGGTCTTTAGTCATATTAAATATGTTTTTGTATATCCAATCTTCGGAAATTAACTTAGTTCCTTTCATGGATTCTGCTAAGTTTATCTTTTCACTCCAAAGTGCTACTTTTTCTTGTTCATAAACAATACTTGGATTAGTTAAGTTTAGTTCAAACCCTACCAAATCTTCTTTATCAAATCCTTGTGTATACAAATGGACAATTGCAATCTTAGTTAATTCAGATAAAACAATTCTTTGTATTCTTTCTATGGTTCTTGCAAAACGAACATCTTCTTGTGCTAATGTTGCCTTACCTTCAATACCTTCATCATACCCTAAAAATGCTTTTGGGATTCTAAGAGCTGCCATCATCTTGTTTCTTAAGTATTCAACATCATCAATTGCATTATATTCCATACCACTAAGTGATTCTATTTGTGTACCACTATCACCACCACGAACTGGTAAATAAAAGTCTTCCATCATATTCATCATATTAAATTTTAAATTATACTCTCCCGAATTTTGGTCAATGTATGGAGTTTTCTTCATTTTATTTATCAGAGTTTGCATATAGTTATCAACCTCTGCTGGTGGAATGTTACCAATATCAATCTTGAATATTCTCTTTTCTGGTGCTCTCATAATTCTATGAATTAACATAGCATCTTCCATAAGAGTTAATTGTTTCCAAATCTTTCTTGCTGCTTCAATCATTGATTTACCATAAGGTAAAAAGTTAGAATCAGTTAACATTCTAAAATGTGCTACTTCATAGTTCTTTAAAGTTTGGTCATTTTTATTATAAGAAGTTGCTTTGTTACCATCATCTACATTGAAAGTAACCTCATGTGGTAAATCTGGATTCACACCTTCTTCTCTTGAAACTGAATATGCTGACATTGGTTCTACACCTACAACACCATATTTTTCTGCTATATCTAATTTTAAAAAGAAGTCACCATATTTGTTCATACTACGAATCCATGGCCAGAGATTAAACTCTATATTAATAACATCATAAAAAAGATTATGTAAAACTTCACGAACTTGTTCATTATCAGAACGAATATCAAGAATGTCTCCATTCTCATTTTTCATTGTTGATTCATCTGAATAGATATCAAGAGCAGATGCTAAAATGGGGTCTTGTTCCATTGCTTCATAATCAGCAAACAACTCAAGTCTTCCTGCATTATAAACTGGGTTTTGTCTATAACCACCAACATTGTTTGGCATATGCATGCCAGCATATCTTGCGGCAAGGTAGTTAGTTGATAAATTACCACTTGATTGGATTCTGTCTGTGTCTGCTATTTTTAAACGATTACCACCAACATTTCTAACAATTATGTTGGATGAAAATAGTCTACGAAGACGACCAAATAGTGTTGTGTCTGCCATAAATTTCCTCTTAAGTTAACCTAAAATCTTGTATATATAAATAGTAAGATACATTACAAAGAACTCATTTAATTCTTATCCAGTAACCATTCAATTGACTCATCATCTTTACCGACTTTCATTTGCCAAGGATTTCTGTCTCCAAATGTATTGTTTACACTATACCCTTGACCAAAACTTGAGTTACTTCCAATACCACCAAGTGCTAATTTGGTCATTTCCATTCCCTCTTGTCGTAATCTTAGTGCTGTATCTCTTACCCACATTCCAATACAAAATGCCATTGTAAGGTCATCGTTGTATCCGTTTGCTGCTTCTGCTCTTGAACCATTCCAAATAAAAACAAATAGTTCGTCTAATAATCTTTGTGAATGTATTACTGGTGCTTTCTCTCTAAAGTAACTTTCCAGTTTTGATATAATCATTGGTCTTGTTTTTGCAGTTGTTGAAAAACCTGGTACCAGTTTATCTTTTCCTTTTAAGTCAAACCCTTGAGATAACTGCACTTGTGGGTCTACAATCGTTAAATCTTTTGATGAATAATATAAATTCTTATACATTCTATCCACTGCTGGTTGTATCGCTGCCCATCCAACATTAGCATTCTCAATAATTAATAATGCATCATTGTATTCTGTTGCTACATTTACCAACATATTACCATAGTCTTTAGTACCAACCATTCCTCTATACTCTGCTACTTGTTCCATAGACTCTACATCAATTACATGAAATGCGGAAAAATCTTTTCCATCTCCTCTTGCTACATCAGCACAAATCATGTAATCTCTTGAATAATCTGGATATCCCCAAACCCAAAAGTTTCCATCAAATCCTTTTTTCTCTATTGGTTCTTTTACATGAGTTTGTTCATACCATTGAATTATTGTACCATCAACAACCGTATTACCAGAAGTAATAAAGTCACAATCACATTCTTGTGCTGCGTGTTTAGGGCCCAGTAATTGGTCTTGTTCATCTCTCCAACTTTGTTCTCTTTCTGGATGTAAATCCCAGTGTAATTTTATTGGATTGAACTCGTTTGTTCCTTCTATAGCACCAACCCAAGTCTTATGATAAAAGTTACCAACACCATTGGGTGTAGAAAGAACTATTGCACTTCCACCAGTTGATAGTGTAGATTGTGCTGATGCCCATATTGAATCAACATCCTTAATAAATGCTGCTTCATCAAGTATCAACAATGACAATGCTTCTGAACGACCTGCATCTCCACTACTACTTACTGCTTTTATCTGAGAACCATTGGAGAACTTTAACGATAATCTATTGTCTTCAAGACACTTTCCTTTTAACCAACTTGGTAAGTTATCATGCATGACTCTTACTTTAGTAACAAGATTTTTTGCTACATCTTGTTTAGTTGCGATAACAAGAATGTTTCTGTCTTCTTGAAATAACATCATCCACAATGAATAACCAGCAGTTAGAGTTGATATTCCCATCTGTCTTGCTTTTAGGATAACATTATATCTATTATCTTTTAATTCTCGTATTGATTGTTTTTGAAACTCATATAAATGAAATGGTACTTTTCCCCTTACTGGATGTTGTATCTGACAATACTTCATCAAAAAATGTATAGGGTCAACTGCACATTTCTTATATTCTTTTTGAATTAATAGTTTTAATTTATTGTCCATCACTCAACTCTTCCCAAGTAATTTCATCACTTAGGTATTTATCAATATTAACAATCTCTTTAGTTAGAGATTCAACAATTTCGGTTGGGTCTTGCATTCCCCATCTTTCTAAGTCACCACTCTCTTGTGCAATATCTTGGTCTTTTGAAACCATATCAATATAACCTTTTAATTCTGCCTTTAAGTCTTTCACATAAGAACGCCTATAAAGTTCATCTTGTTCTTTTTCATATGCCTCCCATGTACCATCTATTTTCATTTTGGTTTCTTTTTTTGACCAACACTCTAAACACATTTTGTATCTTGACCAGTATCTGTCATCTGCTTTCTTTTTCATTATACCTTTACATTCTGGGCAAAACCAAGGCATTCTCGCCTCTTGCATTATTTTTGTTAATGGTGACTCTATGGTCTTACCATCTCTACTTTCTACTTTCTTATCGCTTTCGTAACCTACCATTACTCTCTTCTCAGGAGTTTCACCCCTAAGTATTGACTGTAAAGCCTTTTCTTCATGTTTTGTTGACATAACCTTTATTCCTCGTGATATAAACTATATTGTTTCTTTCTTTTTTTCCAAGCCATTTTAAGTGCCGTTCTGTGTTTTTCAGACTTTGGTTTACCTCTCAAAGAGTTGGAAATCTTTTCTCTCGTTTTTTGAGTTACTACTCTTCCTTTTCTTGATGTTACATTTTTCTTTCTAAACTCAGAATCTTGCCACTTTTTTTTCATCGCTTTAGATGTAGCTTCGGAAATCTTCTTTTTTGTTTCCATTGAATGTGGCATTATTATCTCCTATCTTGTATATCTAAATAGTCCCATAATTTGGTTAATAGGTGCAAAAGTTCCAGTAAATTTGTATAAATTGTTTTTAAATACAAATGTTATTCCCTCACTTGGAACAATAGCATCAAATCCACCGATACTATCTAATCTATCAAGTTGTGTTTTTAACTTATTTATTACATTGACATCGTCTGATGCATTTATTTTCTTTATCAAACTATTCAAATCTTTTACCATAATTCTTGTTGACTTTGATGGATTTGCAGATAAAAAGTTAGTCATGTTCTTCATAATCTCTGCACCCAATTCAAGAAATAATTTCTCAAATGGTTCCATGTTCTTTTTGTATAATTTAGTATGGTCTTGTTTATCAGTAGACAATACCCAATCTAAAAATTTAGGGTAGTCTTTTAATTCTTTTTTCATCTGTGGTATCTTATAACTCTTATCAAAGAATGCCCATCTCTGTACTAACTTTACCATAATATCATTTGTTATATGTGGAAAGTCTGAAGAGTTTGCTCCATTCAAAATATATTCCATCCACCATTGTTGATGATATAAAGAAACAACATCACTATCTTTCAAAGAAAACTCATTCTTTAATTTATTTACTTGACTAAAGTAATATCCTTTTCTTTTTGAGTAATCTGAAACTTTCGGAAGTTTAGTTACTGGAATATCAGATATAGTATATGTTTTTTGTACACTTTGATTTATCTGTTTTATCATTCCAGAAAGTTTATTTGCTGCACTTCTTTCATCTCCAACAACATTTCCTTTGTCATCATATTCTTTTACACCATGAAAGTATAACATTGACAATCCATATGGTATTACATTTACAGTCTTTGGATACATTACTTCAAGTGACATAAACTTAGTACCTTGTCCAAATATTTTATCTCTTTGTTTCTTATTTAGTTTACCGATTGCTTTTCCTAAATCTTTCATAGCAAAAAAGAATGCGTCTTCTATATCACCTCTACCTGCGAACATATCTTTTATTCCAGATGCAGTTAAACTATTCTTTCCTGCATTCTTTATATGTCCTTTGTTTCTTGCTGCTCTAAGTCCACCATCTTTCCATGTGACCATTATGTTTTGACCATCAGTTTTTTCTCTTACATATTCAAGTTTACCTTGTAATGCTAAATCTACTAATTCTTTCATATCTCCGAATGTCATGTCTTTGTCATCAAACGGATGTGAAAGGTGTCCATATGCTCCACCCATAAGTAATAACTCCTTGTGTGTTTTATTGTGTGGTAAATAGGGTAATAAATCTTTTACTATTCCATATCGTTCTTCTATTGTAGTAACATCTTCTTTTGGTTCTACATTTGTTTTAGATTCGTCTTCTTCTTTTTTATTAAATGCTAATAGTTCATATCCTGCTTGAGTTGCTATTCCAGATATATGTTTTTTCCAAGTGGCATATGCTTGTGTTCCCTTATAGTCTGCTCTATTAATCGGTGTTAATGCACCCGCTTTACCTGCTGGAAAGAAACTAACTGCATCAACATATACTGGGTGGTCATAAAAATCTTCCCTTCCTAATACAAAATCTACTAATTGATATCCAATTCTTTCTGCTCTTCTTTTTGCAGATGCCATAAATGTATTATGACTTGGATACATAAAGGTTGGCCCGTCATCTGTTGCAGTAAGACCTTTACTTGATTCATTCATAAATGCATCAATTAGTTTATCGTTTAAAATTCTTTTTTCTCCATCTGTCTTGTCTATCTTTTTTGGAAAGAAACTTAGTTTTCTCTCAAACTTTTTCTTTAAAACCATATCAACTCTTTTATCATACTTTCCAAAAAGAGTCTTAAACATATTCTGTCTTGTCTTATCATCTAACTCTTGACCTAAAAGTTTTCTTACTATTGTTCCAGAAATTAGTTTACCACCAATCTTTAATTGTAATGGTGATGCTACAATAACATATCCTTGATTTTCGTATGTATCAAAATCTTTTGTTCCTTTGAAACTCTGAAAGTATTTACCACCCATTAACCTACTACTATCTTTTTCTCCTACTGCTACAACTAATATTGTAGAATCTGAGTCATATTTATTTAAAATTTCTGATGGTGCATATGGATTCTTTACTTGAACTATTTGAGATGATGGTATTGAAAACATAGTAGTCATTATAACTTTTTTTTCTTTAAATCCTAATGGTGACCTACCAGTTTCAGTTTTATTTGATGTTGCTATAAAAACATTTTTCTTACCAAACTCACGAACAAGTTGAGAATATGAGTGATGATGACCTTTATGAAATGGTTGAAATCTTCCAGGGTATACAACTACTACATTGTTCTTTTTTAATTTTAATTCATCAAGTTTATTGAACGCTAATAGTTGAGTTTTCTTAGTCTCTTTACTAAGAATATCTTTAACTAAACTTTCTGTTAATACATTTAAACTCATTTTGGTTGTAAACCCCCAATCTATCTATGTAAATATACGACATTTTGCCTATATATGTCAAGTCTTTTTTTAAACTTCAAGAGCTCTTCTAAACCAACCAAAATAGAACTTCTCTAAGTCTGGTTTACGAGTCACTAAATCAGCATAATACTTAACACGATAAGCACGAACTCTGTCTAATTCTACACCATCCATAGCTGCTATAGTTTTTGGCCCCATTCCACCATCTACTTTTAGACCTGCTCCTTTAGCATTTGCTGCTCTTTGTAATATTTTGACTGCTCTTCCTCTACCTTGATTTACACACATATCAAAATAAATATGTCTTAGGTCTTCTGAAAGTGATTCTACTTTATTTCTATCCCAATAGTGTTCCTTGTAGATTTCTATTGCACCTTCTTTTGTTAAATTTTTTATGTCCACATCTGGATGTGACCTTTTTGCTACTCCAAAATTTGTTTCGCCACCTGGGTCTTTTGGGTCATTTACATAACCACCCTCGTGGTGTAATACTACTTCTATTATTTCATCAAAGTTTACTAACATAACTATTTCCTCTTCTTAAGTATTTTCTGGTGTCTAATCCAATTTTTTCCTTTTGGATTTTTTGTTGGTTTTTTTACAAACTTATCAATGTAAGTTTTTGCTAAGGAATCAAATTTCTTTTTTGCGTCATCTTCTTCTAAATGTTTTGAATTGTCAACAACAACAATAT